TAGTTTACCAACTGACACAACTGGTGTCCTTATTACTAAGACAGGCACCCATTCAGGACCTGCTACATTCAACACTGATATTAACTTCAAGGTTAAAAGTGCTGTTATCAATGAAAAAGGATCTGGCTACACTGGAGCAGAAACATTTACAGTTACTACTTACTCAATGACAACTGGTGCAGCTCCAGCAGGTACTATTGTATTAACTACTGATTCAGGTGATGTTGGTTCAAGTACAAATCAAGAAAATGCTATTACAATTTATGCTAAAACAACTAGCGGTGGTACAAGTCAGTCTGCTGATATTATCAAGCAAACAGGTAGCCGTCGTTACTATGTAAAAACAGCAGACGGCATTTCAGTAGTAACATTAAAATCAACAGCAGTTTCAGTTGCAGGTGATGCAACTATTGTTGCAACTGATAGTGCCAGCGGTACATATTATGTTACTAAATTAACTGCACATAGAGCAGTATTAACTCGTGGTACAGGTACACAATTTGATACCGGTACAGCTATTCCATGGACATTTGGATCAGCAGTACAAGATGTTTCTGTTAAGATACCAAACGCTTAATAGATTATCTATTAACAAAAAAGCGACTTAGGTCGCTTTTTTTACCAAGTTTTTTAATTTATCTTGAACGATATCAAAATTAACTGTGTTGAATAATCCAGGATGTAGTGGTTTAGGATAATGATCAGGGTCTATCCAAGCATAGCCACAATGCTCTTCATTTAAAATAGGTATAAATTCTTTATCAACTTTACAAAAAAATGTATGATATGTAAATGTGTTATTTACGAATTTTTGAATTGGTATAAGTTTAGCCTCTGGTGGAAAATATGCTATTTCTTCTAAACATTCTCGTTCGATCCCTTCAAGAAGTGTTTCATCATTTTCTATTTTTCCACCGGGTATCCCCCAATTACCAAAGTTTTTAGGATCATTTCGTAATAAGAATAAAAATCTATTAGTATTGGTTGCACAAAAAAATATGCCGGCTGAAATGTTATCTCTCATACTATGATTTATCATCCTAGTATAGTGTGGTTAAATTACTATACTATAGTCGCCTTGATCGTACCAGCCATCATATGATTTAACCCACATATCATTATCATATTTATATTGTACCTGTGTAGTTAAGTTGGTAACATATTCAACATGTTTGTGACTATTGCTATCAAAACTAACAAACCATTTGGTGGTAACACTATTATATTCAATAATATCATTTGCATTTGCAACAACATCTCCCCATGCAATAGAAGGAGCCGTATTTGATACATGTCCGATCGATTCAACTAATAAGTATCTTTGTCCATTTTCTGCTGTTGGTAATCCTTCTCCTGGACCTTTTGTTTTTGGATTAATAACACTATTAACAGAATCAATTGTATTTTGTGGAAGTGTATCTGGATCAATATTATATATTAATAATCTATCATCAGTTGGGTTAATTGCAATAGTACCAACAATTTCAGTATCCATGTTTGGATTCTTTAACCATATTTGTGACACACCTGGTTTAATTGTTCCATATATGTTTAATACACTAGACCAAAGAACAGTAGTATTTTGATATTCTGGTAAATCAGTTGAATTATTGCTAGGACTATTTAATGGTTGTCCAGCTGGTAATAGCTGTAATGTATTACCTAATAGCAATAATTTATAACCATATGGAGTTATCTTTTCTCGTGTTCCTAACAACAAATGGTCATCTTGCATATCAGTTAATGCATTACCCTGAAATATACTAGCAATGATTTTATGTACAACGCCAAGCTTTTTAACTTTAGCTGAACTACTTAACCATATTGGCATATAAAATTTCCAACTTAATACGTCAATAGGATTACCTGATCCGGTTGGGATAGTTCTAGAACTAAATGTAAGCCCATCTTGGTAAACAACACTTAAACTAGTCCAATCAATAAAGTTATCAGTACTTTGAATCTCTAAACTTGGGTTGAAAAGCACACCCAATTGTTCTATCAATTCTAATTTTTGTTGATAGTTTGTTGTCCACAAATCTACTGTTATTCTTAATGTATAGGGAACTGGCATAATACGTTCTACCGTAAATGCTTGCCCCTGTGTTTTTTCGTATTGTTGCGTTTCGCTATTAATAGTACGTTGTCTTACGCTAAGGGTATCAACATATGTTGGATCTTGTGTACGTTTTTGATCATATTCTAAACCACTTATATAGTAAGATATTAATGGTGCGCTTGGTAAACTACTTGGGCTATTATTTGCAATTTGAGTTGCAGCCATTCGACTAGCATCACCATACTGAATTGGAATTCTTACTAAGATATCATTACCTGCAGGATCTTTACCTTTAGTAACTTGCCAGTCAGAAAAAATCCTGCCAAATTGAATTAAAAATCTGCGAATTTGATTATCATAAAAGTAATTTGCCAATCTATTCTTCCTTAATCTGTTTGTATTCTAAGTATCTTAGAAAGAGCTTGTTTCTCTGGTATAGTGGTGCCATTAGTTAATGTTGTAACATTGCTATTGTTTATAAAGCTTGCTCTTAATGATTTATCATCTGCACCTAACCCTGTACCAGTTCTTACTTTATCGCTGATTTTAATCCATAACTTACCACTCCATCGAAATAGTTGTTGTGGTAAGTAATCTGTTCTTAAGAAATATGCACCTGTTTTAGGATGTGCTGGGAAGGTTATTCCTGCAGTTAAATCTTCACCATTAGGAGCATCTGCTGTCCCAACTAAATATCCATCAGTATATCCAAATGTTCTGGGTGTATATCTAGCAATAAATCTAAATCTAGGATCTTCATCAGCACGATAGTCCATGATATTTGGATCAACAATAGTTTTCTTGAATGAAGGATCATCTGGATCATCACTACCATCTGAGAAGGTGTTATCAGCGGTACCGTAAGCTTCTGTTTTAAGACCTCTAGCTTGTGCTGTTAATACTAATTTACCTTTAACCTGTCCTGATCCACTGCTAGTTCTTTCTGGTTTTATTTCAGCCACTTCTAAATTCATTTCCATGAATTCTTTTAATGTATTCATGTTATCTGCTGTCATATCCCAAATACTTTTCATGGCAGCTGCACCTATACGAATAACAGGTGCACGTCCCATCATTGACATCATGCCAGTTGGGGCCTCAGGAGCACCAGATCCCACTACAATATTAATTGATGGTACAGGTTGCTCTTTATCGTTTAATGGAACAATATATAATTGACTACGATCATATCCTGAACTAGGTACAATTCGTGATGCTTCTTGTATAGCGGCATCATTAATCTCAATATTTTTATTATAACGACTTAGAATATCTTTTAGTGTATCACTCGTATCAAGCTCCCAGTATGTTGTATCAGTACAAGGAATCCCTGCAGGTACATTTTGAATAGGTGTGTATTTGTTGTCACCGAATGTAACAACATATCCCGGAACATATGTTGCACTAGAACTCCAGTCACCTAAATAGTTATCTTTATTTATAGGTTCTTTAAGCACATCAGCAAACTCTTGGCTATCAACTAAGGGTTCGCATTTGATACGCCACAAATGAGGATACCAAGTAGAACTAAATCCTTCACTTGCAAAGTTACCATCTGTAACTTGATAATATCTACGCAATGATACAGGTATTAATTCATTCAGTGGGTGATAGTCAGTTAAATGAGGCAGTTCAAATACATCACCTACTATTAATTTACGACCTATTAAATCTATCATTTCATTGTAATGAACAGTAATAAAGATAATATCATTGTTTAAAAACAATCCAAATTGACTTAGATCAAAGTCTAAGTTTTGCACATTATAATGCCCGCGCAATTTATAAATATTTGGCTCATATTTTCTATCACGATTTTCTAAAAAGAGCAAATCTTGTATATTAGTTGGATCTAAAGAATTACGTTGTGGTTGTGTAAAATCCTCAGAAGGACCTTGATTTGCTATACCTGCATATTTGTGTATATACAGATCAGTCCCTCCCACAGTAAATTGTTCTTTGATAACTCTATCAAAGAATTTAAAATCATTGGATTTTTTGTCGCGGTAAAGGGATAATCTTGGCATAATATGTTGTATTTACTTATTATTTATCGCATTTTGAAAATCAAAGTATTACCTTTCAGGCTTGACAGATAATTAGAAGTATAGTATACTATGCTATATTCACAGATAGGAGTCATTATGGTACGAAAAACTAAACAATTAGATGATCATTTCATAAAAGCATTGAATCCAAAAGATGTAGATATGAAGTATATGGGTGAAGAACCCTTGTTTATAACGCAACCCCTGTTAGAAAATCGAACCGTAACACTATCAAGAAGTTTTACTTGGTATAATCGTTTTTATGGTAAAAAAGATGCTAAAGATTTATTTACCCAATATTTAGATTATAATGATCAACCTGATCAGGCTAAACTAATTCGCAAAGTTGCTGATAGTGAATTTATAATGACATTGTGTTGGTTAGCTCGTATGAAAATGCGAGGACTAGAATTATTAGATAGTGAGCAGGCAAGATTATCTAATGAAACATCTAGACTATTAAAATGTTTAACTGATCCAGAATTAAAATCTAGTAATCTTAGTGTAGCAAAAACTGAAGAAATAGAACCAGTGGTAGCTAGACCTACAATTCAAGATTATTTGCGTGAAAAAGCAATTGAGGCAGCAGGTGAACTTGAGGGTATGTTTGATAGTTTTATGATCGATGGTGCAAAAGCTAATCATAGTTTTAGACCAATGGACGAATTAGCTAGGAAAAATGTAGTACCTCAATATATCTATGTGATAGCTGACATTTGGAAAAGAAAATTAGTTGAATTTGAAGATGTATTGGAAGGTAAAGATAGTCAACTAATTCAAGGGTATCAGCATTTAACTAAAACTCAACTTAAAAATACAGTTAAGTTTATTGAATCGGTATTAGGTGATCTTAACAGTTATATTAATGTTAAGAAAGCAAGTAAAGCACCTAGAAAGAAAAAAGCAGTCCCGGTTGAGAAGATTGTATCTAAGTTGAAATATCTCAAAGAATTGAAAGATGCTGTTAACAAATTAGATTTGACTAGTGTGCATCCAACTAAGTTACACGGTGCTAGTGAATGTTACCTATACAACTCTGCAACTCGTAAATTAATTTATTTGATTGCTGATGAATATAGTAAAGTATTTACAATTAAAGGTAATACTATATTAGGATTTGATAGTGTAAAAAGTCAAATAAAGACTGTACGAAAACCAGGTGAGCAACTTAAAGAATTTATGAAGTTAGGTAAACCGGCAGGTCGTAAATTTTTTAGCGAGATCAAAGCTGTAGGTACAGCGTTTAATGGTAGGTCGAACGATAACATGATCATATTAAAGGTGGGTTAATAATGGATAAAATACAAGATAGAATGATGGAAATAGCAAAGCCGGTTACAGCGGCTATACACTTAACTGATGATCCAAATGAATTATTAATGTTAGCATGTGTAATGTTACAGCATGTTAGAGAGATTTATGATGATACATTGGGAGTAGAAGGACGTAAAAAAATGTTTAAGGATTATGTATGAATTTTGATAAAGTTATATTTTGGTTTACCGAAAATCGTAAAAAAATCGGATACACATTAGGTATAATTAATGTATTGTGTGGTGTTAATTCACTGGCAACTGATCAACCCAGTAATGGAATGATACAGATTTTTATAGGAACTGTTCTTATTTTTGATGCGTGGTTGATGCTATGAATATTGATTTAAACAAGTATAGCAAATTTGTAGATGCGGTTACATCTAAAGAAAGTAATAATTATGATTATTTAGGACCTCGTATTACTGAATTACGAGAGGGTAGTCCAAATATCAATCCTAGTTTATTATTAACTGCATGTTTAGGTATGTCTGCGGAAGCAGGTGAATTTATTGAGATTCCTAAAAAGATTTTCTTTCAAGGTAAACCCTTAAATGAAGAAAATATCTTTCATATGAAACGTGAATTAGGAGATATCATGTGGTATTGGGTTAATGCTTGTAGGGCACTTGACTTAGATCCCAATGATGTTATTGCCGAGAATGTTAAGAAATTAGAATCACGTTATCCCGGTGGAGAGTTTGATCCTTATCACAGTGAAAATCGTAAAGAAGGCGATCTTTAACCAAACCAGTACTCTAGATAAATACAATATCTGGAGTACTATATGTCTGTCGAAATTAAACAACCTGCATTAAATGATTTAAAAGAAGAATTATTTAGAAATCTTCGCCTTCGTTTGGGTGAGGGTATTGTTGATCTGGAATTGGATCCAGATCATTATGAAGCCGCTTACAGCTATGCTGTTAAAGTATACAGACAAAGAGCGCAAAATGCCACCGAAGAATCTTATACATTGATGACTATCAATACTCATCAAAATGTATATACACTTCCTAAAGAATTTATCAATGTACGACAAGTATTTCGTAGAACCATTGGTTTAGAAACTGGTCCAGCCGCAAGTTCATTCGATCCATTTTCTAGTGCTATTCTCAATACATATTTGCTCAATTACAACTATGCAGGTGGATTAGCCACTTATGATTTTTATGCACAATACATTGAGTTAGCCGCACGTATGTTTGGTGGTTATGTAATCTATACATTCAATCCAGTAACAAAAGAAATCAAATTAGTTCGTGATCCAAAAGGTCAGGGTGAACAGATGTTAATTTGGGCTGATGTACAGAAACCTGAAGTAGTTTTGTTGCAAGATCCGGGTGCAGGTGTTTGGATTGGTGATTGGACACTTAGCCAATTAAAATTAACATTAGGTGAAGCTCGTGAGAAATTTGGAAGTATTGCAGGCCCTAGTGGAGGAACAAGTTTGAATGGTGCTCAACTAAAAGCAGAAGGTGTTGCAATGCAAGCTATGTTAATAGAAGACCTCAAACGTTACGTTGATTATTCACAACCATTGACATGGATCATTGGTTAACCTAATCATTTACTTTCGTCATACTCTTATAGTATAATACAGTATACAGGAGAGTTCAATGACAAAAATCATAGGTGTGACCGGTTTAATAGGGTCGGGCAAAGATACAATTGCTAATTATCTTACAACATTTCACGGATTTAAAAAAGAAAGTTTTGCAAACAGTTTGAAAGATGCTGTGGCAAAAGTTTTTGGTTGGGACCGAGAATTGCTTGAGGGTAACACCACATATAGCAGAGAATGGCGTGAACAAGTTGATCCATGGTGGTCAACGAGGTTAGATATACCAGACCTTACACCAAGATATATTTTACAGTATTGGGGTACAGAAGTATGTCGTAGAGGATTCCATGACGATATTTGGATAGCAGCACTAGAACATAAATTACTTACTAGTCAAGATAATGTTGTTATTTCAGATTGCAGATTTGCAAATGAAGTTAAAGCAATTAAAAATGCAGGTGGAATTACTATAAGAGTTAATCGAGGAACTGATCCAGATTGGTGCCATTATGCTGAACACTATAATCGAGGACCAAATGGTAATCCAATGTGGGCTACAAGTAAAAACCTGCTAGACAAATTAAAAATTCATGCAAGTGAATATAGTAGTGTTGGTTTAGATTATGATCATTATTTAAACAATGATGGATCTATTGATGATTTATATAAACAAGTTGAATTAATAATCAACAGTTAAATCACCTCTGCGCCAATTAACATCTTTTCTTTTTACTACTTCAATGCAGTTTAAGCAGATTGTACGTAGATTAGTAAACACATTATTTTCTAAATTTCCGTCAATATGAAACACAGTTAGTTGTGTTGAATATGTACTTTTAAAGCCGCATAAGTCACATGTGGCTTTTTTCTTGTATCCACTCTTTGCCCAAGATTGGACTCTCACTTTATCTTTTGGCTTTTTTTTACCACAGTCATCACATATACTTCTATAATGAGTAATTCCAGCTCGTTTATAATTAATAGCCGAATGATTTTTATTACATAGTTTGCATATAGGTCTCATTGTATTATTTATCAAGCCTTCGAAGGTTCCGTAACCAATGATTTTTTTGCATATAGCATAAATATTAATACGAACAGGGCGTTAACCCTCAAAATCATAACTAAAGGAAATTTAAAATGGCACTAGCATCACCAGGCGTAGAAGTATCAATAGTTGACCAAAGTCAATATTTACCAGCAGCCTCAAACTCAGTCCCGTTGTTGGTATTAGCAACAGCACAAAACAAAGCAGACGCATCCGGTACAGCAATTGCGGCTGGAACAACAGCGGCAAACGCTAACAAGTTGTATCAAGTAACAAGTCAGCGTGATCTAGTTACATTATTTGGTACACCGTTCTTTTACAAGACAACGAATGGTACTCCAATTCACGGATATGAATTAAACGAATATGGTTTGCTAGCTGCTTACTCATTATTAGGTTCAACAAACCGTTGTTATATTTTACGTGCTGATGTTGATTTAGCTAGTTTTGTTGGACAAGTTTCTCGTCCAGACGGAGCTCCAGCTGACAACACATATTGGTTAGATACAACAAACACAACGTGGGGTATTTATGAATTTGATGCAATTACAGGTGGATTCACTAATGTTGAACCTATCGTAATTACACATGCGAGTGATCTTTCAGCTGGTAAGCCAAAAGCATCATTAGGCAATATTGGTAGTTACGCAGTTGTAGCAATTAAACCAGAAAACTCTGATGCACAACTTACACACAGCACTTATTTTTATAAGACAAGATTTAATACTTGGGTTAATTTAGGAAGCAATGAATGGAAAGCTGCTATTCCAGCAGTAACTGGTACAGTTTCTAATCCAGTATTGTCTGCTGGTGATAGTTTTGTATTATCAATTACTAGTCCAATCGGTGATATGCCAATCACAACACCATTAACAGTAACTGTTCCTAGTAGTCCAAATAATAATGTAGATGGCGTAGTATCACTTATTAATTCAGTGGGCATCGCTGGATTACACGCATACAATATATCAGGTAAGTTGTCTTTATCTGTATCTAATCAAGGTCTTAGAACTAATGCATGGCAAAATCTTGCTATTACTATTGCTGCTGGTTCAGGAACTGTATTGAATGATTTGGGAATTTCCCCTGCTGTATATTATTCAGCAGATATGGTTTATGGTACATCAGCTCAAATGCCATTATGGTCAGCAAGTCAGAGCAAACCGCATCCAAGTGATTCAGTTTGGATTAAAACAAGTTCTGCTGGAAACGGCTTAAAAATTGTATTATCTAAATTTAATGTAAATACACAAGCATTTTCAATGTTAGATGTTCCTTTATATGTTGATGAAAAGGCAGCCAATGCTGATTTAGATAGTACAGGCGGAATGGAAATTCCAGCCGGAAGTATCTATGCTGAATATTCAGATGGTGGTGCATTGTCAAAAGCTCCGGTACTATTCTGGGAACGTTTAGCGACTGGTCCTACAGTAATTACAGGAACAGTATCAAATCCAACAACTACTACCGGTAACATTATATCTGTTAAAACTAGTTTGCCTGGTTCAAGCAGTTATAGCGCAACATATTCATTTACAAATACAGGCACAACAGCTACATCTTTTGTTTCTGATTGGTTATCTAAAAATATACCTTACACAACTGCAACAGTAACAACTGACGGTGCAGTACAAATATCACATACTGAGGGTGGAGAAATTTATTTGTCTGATGCAAATGGTAAAACATCATCACTACTTACTAGTTTAGGATTTGTAGTTGATGTTACGCCTGGTGTTAAGCGTGGCAATTTAACTTATTATACTAACGCAGTTGCAAATCCAACTGGTGGAGGTACTGGTGCTTCTGTAAGCGTTAGCTTGTATGGCAATGAATATATTATCAATAGTATAGCTGGTGGTACTGGATATGCTATAGGTGATCTATTAACAATTACAGGTACCCAATTATTAGGTGCATCACCTGCAAATGATCTAATATTAAGAGTATTAGCAGTTTCAGCTGGCGCTCCAACTAAAGTTGCAGTTGTATCTGGTACTGGTGTATCAAATTATTATACACAATTTTCAAATTGGGTAGATTTTACTTATACACCATCAAATGGTGCTCCAGCATCTAATCCAGTTGACGGTAAACATTGGTTCTATAGCACACAAACTCAAGTTGATATTATGATCAATCAAGGTGGTGCCTGGAAAGGTTATAGAAATGTAAATTATGATGCTAGTGGTCACCCAGCAAGTTCAGGTAGTAATACTACTGATTTAGGTGGTGTTATTGCAAGTGCATCAGCTCCAACAACACAAACTGATGGTTCATCATTAGTCTATGGTGATTTATGGTTAGATACTGGTGATCTAGAAAACTATCCAATGATCTATCGTTGGCAAAATGTTAAACGTGTTGATCAATGGGTATTGATTGACAAGACAGATCAAGTTAGCAGTAACGGTTTGCTATTCGCAGATGCTCGTTGGGGTTCATCTGGTTCAATTGATCCAGTTAATGATCCTATCCCTAGCATTACTAGTTTATTGACAAGTAACTATTTAGATTTAGATGCTCCTAACCCCGCACTATATCCACAGGGTATGTTGTTATTCAACACACGCCGTTCAGGTTACAATGTAAAGCAATTTAAGGCAGATTATTTCACAGCAAGTAATTATCCTAATGCTGGTTCATATAACTCAGCAGCTCCAACTAACACAGCTAATCTACCAATGGAAACGTATGCTTGGGTAAGTGCAAGCGGATTAGATGCTACTGGTGCAGCATATATGGGTAGAAAAGCTCAACGTAGTATGATTGTTCAATCATTGAAGGCAGCTATTGATACAAACATGGCGATTCGTGAAGAAGATTCATTCTTTAACTTGATTGCAGCTCCTGGATATCCCGAATTACAAACTGATATGGTTGCATTAAATAATGATCGTAATAATACTGCGTTTATTATCGGTGATACACCATTACGTTTAGAAGATAAAGCTACTGATATTACAAATTGGGCAACTAATCAAATGGGTGCGACAGCAACCGGTGAAGATGGTTGGGTAACTCGTGATAGTTATTTAGGTGTATTCTATCCAAGTGGTATTACAACTGATTTAACAGGTAGTCCAGCAGTAGTTCCAGCATCACATATGATGTTGCGTACATTCTTGCGTAATGATACTGTAGCTTATCCTTGGTTAGCGGCAGCTGGTACTCGTAGAGGTACTATTGATAATGCTACCAACATCGGTTACTTAGATGCAAAAACTGGTGAATTCCATACAATTAAAAATCGTATGGGAATTCGTGATGTATTGTATACTAATCAGATCAATCCTTTAGCATACTTTACCGGTGTTGGATTATTAAACTATGGTAACAAAACTAGCTATGCAAGTCAAAGTGCATTAGATAGAGTTAACGTTGCTCGTTTAGTAGCATACATTCGTTATCAATTACAAACTGCAGCAAGACCGTTCATATTTGAACCTAATGATTCATTAACCCGTAATCAATTAGCTGGTGTTGTTCAAACATTGTTCATTGATTTAGTTGCTAAACGTGGTCTATATGACTATCTAGTAGTGTGTGATGGCAGTAACAACACACCGGCTCGTATAGATCGTAGTGAATTATGGATCGATATCGCTATCGAACCAGTTAAAGCTGCTGAGTTTATTTACATACCAGTTCGTATCGTAAATACAGGTGGTTTAGGAAAGTAAAATAATAATTCCCCTTAATTGGGGAATTTTATAAAGAATAAATAATATTAAGGAGATATAAAAATGGCAACAGCATCACAATCATTGTTCAATATGACCGTAGGGGCAGATAGTACAACTAGCTCTCAGGGTTTGTTGATGCCTAAATTACAATACCGTTTCAGAACATTGTTCTTGAATTTTGGTGTAGGTGGTTCTACGCAAGAACTAACTAAACAAGTTATAGATATCGCAAGACCAAGTGTTACTTTTACAGAAATACCAATCGATATTTATAATAGTAAGATTTATCTAGCAGGTAAACATGAGTGGGCAACTACTACAATTAACTTACGTGATGATGCAGCTGGCAATGTATCAAAACTAGTTGGACAACAGTTACAGAAACAAATGGACTTTGTTGAACAAGCATCAGCTGCTGTAGGTCAAGATTATAAATTCCAGATCAACTATGAAGTACTAGACGGTGGTAACGGTACAACAAGTATCAATGTATTAGAAACATGGGAACTATATGGTTGTTTCATTCAAGGTGCTAACTATAACACCATGAACTATGGAACAAATGAAGCAGTTACTATATCATTAACAATTCGTTATGATAACGCTATTCAATCACCATTGACAGCTGGTTTAGGTACAAACGTTGGTCGTGCATTCGGTGGCACATCAGTTACAGGTATCGGTAGTAAACAATAATAATTAATGTCAGGATTTTTTCAAAATCTGTTAAAAGATAGTTCTGCAGCATTTTTCGGTAACGAATGGCTGCGGGATTATACCCATGCAAGCAAAACATTTAGAAGTAATTCATATGGATATGCTCCTAAATATAAGTTTTTATTCCATGTGTATTTTGATGTTAATACTAGCTTAATTGAGGCTACTAAAAACTGGCCAGCAGATAAAAACTTTGGATTAACAGTCAAAACAATTGATCTTCCCAAGTATTCATTTGACTTAGCAACATTAAATCAATATAATCGTAAACGAATTGTTCAAACAAAAATAAAATATGATCCGGTTACTATTACATTTCATGATGATAATAGTAATTTGATTCGTAAATTATGGTATACATACTATACATATTATTATAAAGATGCAACACAGACCGGCGACTTAGTTTCGACTACCCAAGGTAATAATAATAGACCAAGTCCAATAAGTAATAATTCAGCACAAACTGATTTAAATAAACGAACGATATATGATAACTCAATTGCAGGCAATGATGATTGGGGATATATAGGAGAAACTGGCAGTAACTCAATGACTCCAATTGGAGATGGTTTGGGCATAAGCAAAGCTCCTTTCTTTAGAGCAATTAATATATATGGTTTCAATCAGCATAATTTTGCTCTGTACAGATTAATAAATCCTGTTATCGAAAGTTTTGGACATGATACATATAGTTATAGTGAAACTGGTGTCATGGAAAACAAAATGGGTATACAATACGAAACAGTAAAGTATTATGAAGGTGCATTGAATGGCAAAAATCCAGAGACTATTGTGCAAGAGTTTGGAGCAGTAGATCATTATGATAAAACAGTAAGTCCTATTGCACGTCCAGGCAGTCAATCAACTATATTAGGTCCAGGTGGTTTATTGGATGCGGGTCAAGGTATATTAAATGACTTAGAAACTGGAAATTTTGTAGGCGTAATACAAAAAGCAGGAACAGCCGTAAATACATTTAAGAATCCACAAAATATATTAAAGATAGCAAAAAATGAAGCTTTAGGTGCTGTAACAAATAGTATTCAGGGCACACCAAATAGAAACAATGCTTTTAATTTCCCCACTGCCGCACAATCAGTAGTACAAGCAACCAACGACACTATCGGTGGCTTATACAAGGGTATAAAGAAAAATCCCTAACATAAATATATCATAGAGGTATATTTATGGCAACAACATTAACATTAGACGCACCAAGAACTTATCTAGACAACACGGTAAGAGTCTTTGATCAGTTTTACAACTTTGATTTAGTTGTGGGGGCAGATCAATATGAGATCATCAATTCATATTTTTATTCAGTAAGCAATAGCATGTCTACTGCTAAAAATTTTACAACAATGCTATTCAGAATTTCTAGTATTACCGGAGAAGATCCTCTAACATTATTGCAATATATACAGGGTACTTCAAAAATAAAAACAACTGCATTAATGGCATACTATCTTAATAGTATTAAAAGTAAAACCACATTGTATGGTATAAACAATACACCAATACCCAATGAAAATATACAAAGAAACATAGTAATATAATGGCAAACTACGCACAGGGTATTTTCGAAATGAAAAATCCAAAAAAATACATAGGTAATCATAAACCAAAGTATCGTAGTGGATGGGAATTGAACATGATGATGTTCTTTGATAACAATAAAAATGTAATCAAGTGGGCAAGTGAATCTATTGCTATACCATATATGAATCCTTTAAAAGGTAAGCCAGCCAATTATATCCCTGATTTCTTTGTTGTATATGTAAATAAACATGGTGATCAGTTAGCTGAAGTGATTGAAGTAAAACCAAAATCACAAACATCAATAACTGAAGCTAAATCTAAATATGACCAACTTCACGCAATTGTTAATCATGCAAAGTGGGCAGCCGCAACTCAGTATTGTAAAAGAAATGGATTTGCATTCAGAATAATAACTGAACAACAACTATTTCATAATGGTACTAGAAAATAGTTTTCCCATAGCATATAATTGTTAAATAATATATGTCAAACAAAAAACTACACGAATTATTTGAACTTCCTGATGAAGTAGAAATAAACAACGACTTTATAGAAAAAGCAGAAGTTGGTGTTATTACTCAAGAAGCATACAGTAATTTAGAAAAAATTGAAAATGCTTTACCACAAGTACGCGGGTTAGAATCCAGTGATACTGAAATGGATGAATTGGCAAAATTAGCTATAGACAGTTTTAATGATTTAAGTAATCTTGGTATGCAAGTTGATAGTAGATTTGCTAGTGAGATTTTTAGTGTAGCTGGAAACATGTTAGGTCATGCTATTACTGCAAAGACAGCTAAGATGAACAAAAAACTAAAAATGATCGAGCTTCAGTTGAAAAAAGCTCAATTAGATCAAAAATTAGCTAGTAAAACAGAAGAACTTGAAAATACACCGTTGGGTGAAGGTTCATTAATAGATCGTAATGAACTATTAAAAACAATTTTGGCTAGCAAAAAATAACATTATTGATAAATAATATATAGGAATAATAGGAATAACCATGCGAAGTCTCAAACAATATCTGGCTGAAAGTGTTCGCACTTATCGCTACACAATTAAAATTGCAGGCGATGTCGATAAGAACTTTTTAGATTTGTTCAAGTACAACTTGAACAAATTTGATCCTGTTAAAATTGACGAACCAAAAACAACACCGGTACAAAAAGATCCATACGGATTCCCTGATTTGCAAAATGAATCGATAACGATCATTAAAGCAGAATTCAAATATCCAGCAACAGAGCCAATGATTCAACAAATGGCTCAGTTATTGGGACATAACATCAATCAGGTTAGAGTTATTACAACAGATTATAATGATAGCATAAATGCTGAGAGCGACAAATATGCTAATCAAATAGATGATGAAGAAAAGAAACCATTGTTAGATACACCAGAAATGGCAGACAGTGGTAAAGAAGCTAGTAAAGAATATGCAAATCAGTACCTAGATCGTGTTATTCCAAAGAAACCAACTATTGATATTCCATATGATGCTACAAAAACCCCAACGGTTCCTAATAAGAGTAAAGAAGGTATTAATACACAAAGTCCCATGAGTAAAGTAACTCGTCCACAGTTACCGCAAACAGGTAGATCAAAATGATAGATTTTAATACTAGTCAACTTACTTGGATTGTTATAGGTGCTTGCAGTATGGGCGGTACAGGATATTTGACAGTTGATGGTAAAATGTCAGAACTTTCAAGTAAAATTGAAGTTAGCAACGTTAAACTTACTGACAACTCAGACAGACTAGCCGAATTGAAAGCTCAATTAGTGAGAATAGAAGATAAATTAGACAATACACGAGGAAGAAAATAATGGATTTTAAATCATTACTACAATCAATGGACGCTATTAGCGAAACAGTACATAAAGGTACTTATGGAACAGAATATCAACCAGATCAACCTAGAGATGATTATGGTCATAAAATGCCTGCCCCAAAGAAAGCAACAGCAGAACCTCAAGTTAAAAAGGGTCGCGGACGTCCTACCAAACTAGCTAAAGATGATACTGGTGCAGATATCAAACATGATACATCGGGTATTCAAGCTATGTTGGGCAGTAAGCCAAAAGGTAAAGTTGGTAAAGTATCAGCAAAACGTAAATTAAAAGATTGGATTGAAGCTGTTGAAGAAAATCAATTGAATGAAGATTCAACAGAACGTCCTTATATATGTGTACATGCTAAAAAAGGCAAGTGTGAAGTTAAAGCATCATCTAGCTATGAGGCTGCAAAGAAAGCGGCTGCAAAATGGGGACTTAAAAGTACCTCAGGTATCGATTCTCATTTAGCTGATGTTACACATAGTGGATCTAGTTTAGAAGAAAACGCTGTGACAATCAAACCAATGCCCGGCGCTAGTCAAATCATTGGCGCTGATGGTAAACCAATCGGTACAGCAGATATGCAAACAGCTAACTTGATTAAACAAGCAAGTGAAAAGGGTACGCTAAGTTTAGGTACCGATGATCAGCAAGGTATGGCGGAAGCTAGCTATAGTGCTAAAGCGGCACGTGCTGGTAAAGACATTGGTAAGCCAGGCAAGAATTTTCCTAAGATTGCTAAAGATGCTGCTAAACGTTATGGCAGCAAAGAAGCTGGTGAACGTGTAGCAGGTGCAGTATTAAACAAACTACGTCATCCTTCAGAAAGTGTTGACGATATGCCAGCACACGCACTTGACAGAATGAACGAGCCAAATAAAAAGTTTTATACAAACAATCCAAACGCAATGCGTGCCGATCGTGAACGAGTTAGTACTGGTGCTAACACATTAAGTGATAAAGGTCATGAACGAGCAGGCGGTGCTTACAAAGTTAAGCCATCTGATCCAAATAAAGGAAAAGTAACTCGCTTACCTAGTTCTTTTAAGAATATTAAAGAAAGTGTATTGAATGATAGTACAGGTAGCACACTACAGCATATATTAGACACATACAAACGTGATGTTAATGACTTCAAAACTACCGGTGAATTAAGTAGTGATTTATATGATGCATTGTACGACTACTACTTTGATGACATGCCTTATGGCACTAAAAAGGCTCGTGACGGTGATCCATATGAATGGATTGGGAATCGTTTTGAAGCTGATTTAGGTTTACAAGAAGGCAGTATTGGCAGTATTGAACAACATACTACACATGGTTTAGATAGCAAGCCAAGTAGATTAATAAGCGTACCTGCAAAACAAGAACCTACACCATGGGGAACAGACCCAATTCAAGCAACTACTGATAGAGTTATCGGTGGTGTAGAAAAAACAGGTAGTTTTATTAAAGGTCTAATAGCACCTAAAAAGAATCCATTCGAGGGTAAAGAAATGAAAGATACACAATTAGAAAATTGGAATAAACAATTAAATGCATTATTGACAGAAGGTATTACTGTAACTAGTAGCACTGGTCAACAGGGACAACCAGATTCAGTAAGCGTTAATGCTACTGATACTGATGCTCAAGAATTACTATCAGTATTACGTCAAGCTGGTGTAGGCGTATTTGGTGGTGATGAGCCACAAGGTAGTCCAAGCAGTTTCGGAGCTCCTTCTCATGAAGAAGAGCCGGGCAATGGTACTGAAATCGCACCAAGTCCAGAAGTAGTTGGTGACGGTGATGATATGTTAGCATTGATTAAGAAAATGTCAGGCATTCAATCTAGTGGTGCACCATCTGGTACAGCAGATGCTGACTATGAAGAAGAAGAATCCGAAGAAGGTGCCGATTGTGACACATGCGGACATAGTCCTTGTGAATGTGATCATGAAGAAGTTTCTGAAGGTCATGATCCAGTAAAAATGGTTAAAGATACAGCTAAACAATACATGCAATCCACTGGTATCAATAACGTACATGATTTAGATGCAGAAGCTATTGAATATATCGGTAATGAGTGTCAAATCAATTATGAAGAAGTTTGTAAGATTCTTGGTTGCGAACTACCAGCAGAATTAGGCCCAGTAGATGCAGATGACGAAGAAAATATAGACATTGATATAAACAAACATGGTATTGATCCTGAAGGTGATTATGGACAGGACGAAGTTGAAGAAGGTAATGCATTTACTGGCGCTCTTGCTAAAGCTAAATCAGATAATATTCCAGACAAAGATCAAAAGTTCAAAGTTGGTAATAAAGAATATCCAGTAAAAGAAGAAGACAACCATGCACATGATGAAGAAGATATGTGCAACGAATGTGGTTATACAATGGAATCGTGTGATTGCCCAGCTGAAGAAGAAAAAGTAGAAGAAAGTTATTCAAATAGTGCTGATGATGCGGCAATGCAAGATTTGCAATATATGTTGCAAACATTAGCAGGTGGTGCAAATGGACCAAAACGTTCACAGGCTACTGGTAATATCACTAAAGTTACAACAGAAACTAAATTATTCAAAGATTCTAGTAATTTGTTGACTGATTGGCAAAAGTTAAGCGGAATAAAATAATAAAAATCCGTATTTTAATAACCCGGTTCGCCGGGTTATTTTTTGGTTGTATATCTTAAATCAAAACGATAAATACATAACAAGGTATAATAGACATGTCTCAACAACAAATTGATTTCGGTGCTTTCCCAAACGATCCAACAGCCGATCCTATACGAGCCGCGTTTGCTAAGATACAAAATAATTTCACTGAATTATATTCAACTTCTCTATCAGCAGGCGTTATTTCGTTAACAACCGGAGCGGGGTTAACACAAAATAGAACTGCTGGCAACGTAGTTATAAATGCAAATATTCCCAATATAACCATACAAACTGGTCCGGGATTACAAGTAGGTGTAGGAGCCGCAACAGGTAACTCTGCTACTATTAGTAGTTTTAACACTCCTTTTGTAATTGGTATTGCTGGTAATTTAACAACTAATAATCTAATTGCAACATTTCTAACAGGTACATTAAAAACATCAAGTCAACCTAATATAACAAGTGTTGGTAATCTAGTTAGCTTAAATGTTACAGGTAATATCAACGGTGCTAATTTTAATGGTAACGTAGTAGGCGGAGCTGTATCTGGAGTATTCACTAGTCCCGGCGGTCCCGGCGCAAATACACAAATGTTGTACAATCGTCAAGGGGTTATTAACGCTGCCGGTAATCTAACATACACTGGCAGTAACTTATCAATGGCTGGTAATATAACTGCTACCGGGAATATAACTGCAGGAAATGCTTTTTTAGGTAATACAGTCACAGCTAATTTCTATGTGGGCACATTTATTGGTGCCGCATCAGCCGCATCTGCGGTAGCAGGTAATGCACAACCTAATATTACTAGCGTTGGTACATTAACATCATTGCAAGTGGCAGGAACATTGCAAGCACCAAATATAGCAGGTAACGTTACCGGCAATGTTATAGGAAACTTGGTTGGTACTGCGTCAAATGCATTTTCAGTTACAGCTAACGCACAACCTAATATCACTAGTTTAGGTAATCTAGTAGCATTAAACGTTTTAGGTAATGCAAATATAGGCAATATAAGTGCCGCAACTATATCTGGACAAATAACATCATCGAGTCAACCTAACATTAGAAGTGTAGGTATATTGAATGGTTTAACAGTTTCCGGTAATGTAACTGGTGGAAATATCTCTTTAACTGGAAATTTATCTGCGGCAAATATGGCATTGACTGGTTCATTTAGTGCCACATCTATTTCAGGTAATATAAATTTACCCGGTACTAGTACTCAAATTGTATTTAATGACAGCGGTATAGCTAACACACACTCTGGAATGACTTACAACAAAGTAAGTAACTTACTGTCTGTAGCTGGAAATGTATCTGCTGGTAATTTAGTAAGTACAGGAATATTAAGTGTTTCGGGTAATGTAACCGGTGGAAACATTGTTACTAATGGTTTCTTAAATGTAACTGGTAATGCAACTGTGGGTAATATAACTGCCACTACATTGTCCGGTGATATTGTTAGCGTTTCCGGTAATGTATCCGGAGCTAACTTAGTAGCTAGTGGTGTATTAAAAGTAGATGGTAATGCAAATGTAGGCAATGTGGGTACAGTCAATATTGTTGCAACCGGAAACATATCAACAGTTAATGCAAATATTACCGGTACACTAACAACTGTTCAGTTAACTTCAACCGGTAATATATCAGGTGCTAACTTATCTACTGCAGGAGTTTTAAGTGTTACGGGTAATGCAAATACAGGTAACTTAGGTACAACAACATTAGTTGCAACTGGTAATATATCAGGTGCTAACTTATCAACAGCAGGTGTCTTAAATGTTACCGGCAATGCAAATACAGGTAACTTGGGCACATCATTTGTTGTTGCCACTGGTAATGTATCTGCAAATCATTTTAGTGCAAATGGTAATGTATCAGGTGCTAATTTAGTTGCTAGTGGTGTATTAAGTGTTACGGGTAATGCTAATACAGGTAATTTAGGTACAACAACATTAGTTGCAACCGGTAATGTATCGGGTGCTCATCTTACTACTGTGGGCAACGTATCAGGTGCTAACTTACTAGCATCCGGTGCATTAAATGTTACTGGTAATGCTAATTTAGGAAACATGGGGACTCAATTTATTGTTGCAACCGGTAATGTGTCCGGTGCTCACTTAAGTGCAAATGGTAATATAGCAGGTGCTAATTTAGTTGCTAGCGGCTTATTAAGTGTAACAGGTAATGCTAATACAGGTAACTTAGGCACAACACATATGTATGCTACAGGTAATGTAGCAGGTGGTAACCTATCAGCAACCGGTATTCTTACTGTTACCGGTAATGCTAATGTAGGTAATCATACTGTTAATGGTTTATTAAGTGTTACAGGTAATGCAAGTATTGGTAACATTACTGCAATAAATTCAATTACCGGTAATGTTGTTAGTATATCAGGTAACGTGTCTGGTGCTAATTTAGTTGCTAGTGGTGTATTAAGTGTTACAGGTAATGCTAATACAGGTAACTTAGGTACAATACATGTGGTAGCAACCGGTAATGTATCAGCAAATTATTACACCGGTAACGGTAGTTTATTAACCGGAGTAACAGCTACTAGTGTAGAGGCGGGTAATATATCTGGTAATACTTTAAACTCTGGGATTACTGCATCTAATTTAACTTCAGTCGGTACCCTAACAAGTTTAAGTGTTACTAACGGTATTAACGGTGGTAATATTACTAGTTCTAGTTTTGTGTTACATAGCGTTGGTGCTGGTATAAGTGCTGCAGGTACTTCTCAATCTACTGCAACAGTTATCACTAAACAAATTAATGTAGTAACAACCTGTTCAGCAGGGGTAAATGATGGTGTTGTATTGCCTTCTTCAGCAGCCGGATTAACAGCAATCATAATTAATGCAACTTCCGCTAACTTAAATGTATATCCAGCATCAAGTGCGTACATAGATTCATTAGCTATCAATACACCGTTTATACTTGCACCGGGTGCAAAATTAATGTTTGTAGCACCTCAAGCTACACAATGGTACTCATTAACTGGCGTTTATGCTTAAGGAATTATTATGATAACACTAGACTTATTACAAAAACTTTGTCCAAAGACAAAACAATCAGTATTGCAACTATATGTTGAACCACTACATGAAGTTGCACAATACTATGATATGTATGATAACTTACATCGTGCGGCTGGGTTCTTAGCACAAACCGCACATGAATCAGGTGGGTTTATATTTGTTAAAGAAAACTTAAACTATTCAGCTAAAGGTTTAGTAGGAACTTTTAAGAAATATTTTCCAGATGAAGCTACTGCAAAACCATACGAACGCAAACCTGAAAAGATTGCAAATAGAGTTTATGCTAATCGCATGGGCAACGG